TTGGAAATTTCTGCCAACCAGATGTCGGACCGCCGCCAGCAGCAAAATCAGCCCAGATATTCCCAAGGTCCGTGCCGTCAACTTGAGCACGAAGCGCCGACGAACTTCCCCAACCGATGTAGACTTTATTAGTACCTTGGCCCGCGCCACCACCTTGTTGAATAGGAGTGAAACCGAGTGCATTTTGTTTAGCATTAAGTGCAGCAGCAAGTGATGCCCCGTATCCAGACGCCATTCCGCCTTTGAACTGAATATTGCCATCAGTTTGAACGACAGCTCCACCAGTACCGCCGACGTAGACTTCATACGTTGAAATTAGTGAGGCGCCAGCGGTGATATGATTACCGTTTGATACAATAGGACCATCGACAGAGAAACGACCGTCACTCTCCCTGAATATAACAGCACGGGCTGGAACGCCTGCGGAGTTGAGCAACATCCAATTCATAGTACTATCGGCAGCACTGTAATAAGTGAGGCCGCGTGCAACACCATTGAGTTTGTGGTAGTAATGAGAGTTGCTTGTGCTGTTAACAAAGAAACTGTCAGTAGCAGTGATATTACCACCAACGATAAGACTAGCACTCGGCATTTGATAGCTTACGGTGTCAAAAGACAGGTAGTGGACGCCATTACCGCCGAGATACATGGTCCCGCTGTTGGTGCTGTTGGTAGCCATAAAATTACCGGCGCGAAGAGTGCCGTCAGCATGGCGCAGTGCGACAGTGGCAGCAGTGCCGTTTGCATCAGGGATAAAGCCACGCAGAAGATCAGCATCAAGACCAGAGCCGGAACCATCGTTATTTGAGTTCCACATCGTACCACCATTGAAAGTCATGGTAGAACTAGTCATATTAAGACGTGTGGTCCCGAGATTAGTCTCTCTGATAGAAAATGTATTACTGTCAGAGACGATATACCAGTTTTTGTCCGAGTTATCACTTTCCTGTAGCTGGATGATCGGTGCGGCACTGCGAATAAGAAGATCGCCACCATTAATGCTAGTATTAGACGAGAAGGTCTTTCCCGTCATAGTCGAAGGCAGACGGGCGTCGTTGACCGTGCCGGTCGTCAGGTTGGAAGCGTCATTCGTGCCGAGTGCGGTGCGCGCACCTGCGGCAGTCGTAGCGCCGGTACCGCCATCCTCGATAGGCAGCATGGTGATGGCACCAAAGGTATTCAGTGCATCGCACATCACCACGCGGGCCGCACCGGCAGCGATGGTTGCCGCCGTACCGGATGCCGTCTTGACGGTGATCGCAAACCCGCCAGTGGTGGAGTTGCGAATGAAGTAAAGCTTCTGGACGGTGGGGATGGTGACGGTACGGGAGGCCGTCAATGCGCCGGTAAATTCCAGCATCATGTTACGGCTTTGGTCGGTCGCCGCATCCAATGCCGTCAGGGTGACGTTGGCGTCAGCCATCGCAATAGACTGGAAACCAGCAATAGCCTGTTCGATCAGGGTAAAGTCATTATTGGCCTTGATACCCCATGTCGAACGGTTCTCGCCAGTCGCCTGAAGCTCAAGACGAAGACGAGTGCTGAATGTACTTGGCATTTATTCCACTCCTGTGATGACAGGGTTCCAGTTGTTCTGACCGCGCGTCACGCGCGTCCATGTGTTTTCGTTCGTATCGACTGGCGTCCAGTTGCTCGTGTCGCGTGGAACGGGTGTCCACGTGTTGTCGCCGGGATTGACGGGCGTCCAGTCGTTGACGCCGCCATCCTCTTTCTTCCAAGCCCTGACATAAACGAGGCCATCGAATGTCTGCATCTCCATGCCATCGACCATGACGGTGGAAGCGCCAGTGACTTCAGGATCACCGATGAGAAGATCGGCTTGCAGCCCGACAACAAAGATGCGCTGGGTCAGAAGGATGGTGACGGTGCCAACATCACCGAGTAGTTCTTCGCCGGTCTGGACGAGAACCTGATCGGTGATGAAATCCACGATACCGTCATCGGTAACCAGCATCTCACCAGTGATGGTGGGTGCCACACTGATCTTGACGGTGACCGAGTTGATCTGCGTTACGCCGACGAGACCGGTGACCGTGACATTGCTGTCAGTAATGACCGTAACGGTGCCGGTTGCGGTGGTCGCCACTTCCCCGACTGGCGAAACTCTCGCCTTGCCGATGACACTGACGGTTCCCGTTGCAGTGGAAAGCTGGTTACCGGTGACCGTCAAGATCAGCGGGGCAACCACAGTGACTGTACCGGTCTCGGTGATGAGAGCGGTATCGTAATTATCGACACCCCAATCGCCGCCGCCCCAATCGGGCCAGCCCCAGCCCTCAAGGTAAACGGCTACGTCTGCCATGCCTGTCTCCTGTTAGGAGATGCGGATGATCGCGTTGGAGCTATCCGGCGTCGGGAAGATGATCGCGAAGTCACCAGCGGTCGATGTCTTGTCCGAACCGAAGTCCAGAACCAGCACGGCCTTGTCTGCCTTGGACGAATTGTAGATCAGGGCACCACGGGCGGTGATCGAAGCCGTCGTCCATGTCACATCGTTAAAGTCACAGATGGCAACGCTACCGGACAGGACCGGCGTGACAGAGGTCAAGGTCATGCCACCAGCGGTATAACCGGCACCGACAACTTCACTCGTCGCGCTGTAGGCCGTGGTCGATGCGCCCAGCGTGGCCGCTGACGTGTAGAGCGCAATCTTGAACGTGTCGCCCGTCGATGCCGTGAAGTTGTGGGTCCCGACCAGCAGTTCCTGTTTGAAGCTCGACGCCAGAGCTTGGGTGATCGCCATGTGTATTGTCTCCGTTATTGGTCACGACCATGACTGAACCGATCACCACCGTCGTCATACCGACATCCTCTTGTCAGAACGGCGATAGCTATCCTTGCGGTTGCGGCCTTCAGCGATGATCTTCAGTGTGGCGATGGCTTGGGTATATTGCTCTTGGTACTGCTTCATCACATCCTGATCGCCCTTCAGGTAGATGTAGCCCTGCACGATGGTGCCAAACAGAATGGCGCTTTCACCGTTGACAGATAGCCATGTTTCGTCGCTGTCATCCCCGGCCGAAAGGCTGGCCGGTTCATAGAAATAGTTCATCTCGACTTGGTAATCGATGTCAGGTGTCGGCCCCAGAACCAGCGTCTTTTCATCGAAGAAAGCATAGAAGCGCGGCACACCACGGAAGGTGATGCTCGGATAGGCTTCCTTGATGAAGGAGTGATCCTTCGATGTCAGGTACTGAACCTCGTCACCGACCAGTACCGACAGGGAATACGCCGACAGGAAGTCATCCGGCAGCCCAAGGAAAGGACTGTCAGGCACCACATTCGACGTTGCCGTTTCCATCAGGTCCTGTAGCTGCACCTGACGGTAGATATCGTCCTCGCACAACCGGACAAATTGTCCGATGTTGTCGTTAAAGGTCGTCTCATCTACTTCCAGATACTGCTTTACCAGTGTCTTCAGTTCACCGTAATTCACGTGACCTCCACTCTAACGCGACCTGTCTCGGTGAAGGCCGTGCTTGTCAGGGGTGTGCCGACCGGGTCGAATGCGAACATGGCGCGTTCTTCCTTCAGCTCGGGGATGTCGCTTCTCATATCCGGCACAGACTGTTTGTCGTCGGTGCGGACATTGCGCGTATCAAGTTGTGGGTGGGAAGGATCGAGGCAGGATCGGCAAACGCGAGAGCCCGTATTACGCCCAAGGAGGTATTCGAACCTCAAGTCCTTGAGCTTGTATCTTAGACCGCATCTATCGCAGATGCCCGGGACAGGCTTCATGTAAGCCATGATCGCTCCTTAATAACGAGAGCGAGAGAAGTCCGGTACAAGGCGGAAGGGAGCCTTTTCCCGGTCCTCTTCCGCAGCCAACTGGAATTGACGGTCATATTCCGTCTTGAGCAGCACCACGCGGTCACCAGCTGCCGGGTTTTTCAGGGCCAGATAAAAGGCCAGACCGGAGGTCAGGGCAGGCAGGAAGCGTGGCGGGATATCCATGGTGTTGCCATAGGAACCCACATCCTGAATGGAGCGGATATTGTAATAACCGAACTCACCAGCCACAGCAGTGACAGGCCAAATCTCCACTTCGACAGGATGGGTCCGGTGAACCCAATACTGCGTCGGAAGACCGGGCTGGTTCTTGTTGGCGGTCTGAGCCCAATCGACAACATCAATCCGGGTCATCACCCGGTCATTCTGGTTGAGACCGGTACCCTGACGCCAGAAGGCGTCAAGGATATCGATCACATCATTCGGGAGCGTAATCTTGTCAACGCCGACATCAACAGGGACAATGCTTTCCCTGATCGTCCAGAAGTTGATCCCCTTGTTTCCCCATTCCCGCATCAACAGGTTCAGGGAGCGACGGGCCGTACGCATGTCATAGCCCGAGCGCATTTCTGTCCCGACCATCTCCCATGCTTCTTCAATGATATCGGTGATATCAAGTTCGAATGAGGTCGTGCCGGAAGTCGCCATCAGTACAGCAATACCATGAGAGTTGCAGTGGAACCGGCAAGAACTTTCTTCGGGCTGATCGGCAAGAACGTTCCAACCGGAACAGCCGTGAAAACAGTTGTTACGCCATCGCGATCAACGACAGAAACGTTACCGGCACCACCGACATAAAGGCCAAGGGCACCAGCAGGGACATCACTCGTACCCGGCGTTACCGCGAGGAATTTCTCCGCAAGACCCGATAGGCCGTGACGTGAAAGCGCCATTGAACTCTCCCTTAATCGAGCGAGCCGATGAGCGCGTTCAGCTTTGCTGCCAGAGTGGCAACATCGTTTTTGACAGCGGTGATGGCTGCATTGGTAGACGCGAGGGAAGCGGCAGTCGTGTCAGTCGTGGCGGCAGTGGCTGCGGGAATAGCAGCAACAGTGTTGCCACCAGAGGTGCCGCCTGAGCTGTCAGTAAGGACAGTGATCCCGGTGACTGCGCCCGAGATAGGGCCGACAAACCCACCCGGAGAGACCACCGGGCCGGTAAAATGTGTAGCTGCCATGATCATTCACCTTTCAGGATTTTACCGCGCGTGACGGCGATCAGTGGAAAAGAAAAAAGGGCCGGTTTCCCGGCCCCTTACGTTTCGAGATAAGCGATAGCTTTCTCAAATAGAGCCTTACTATGTCGCAAGCCTCCGATTGCTCGATTGCATTGCATACAAAGCAGTCCACGAATACGGTTTGTGCCGTGACAATGATCGACAGCCAGAGCGAGAGTTCTACCTCGGATAGCTGCGGTCTCTGGCAATTCACAGATTGCGCAAACGTAATTTTGCTTCTCAAGCAAGGCGATGTATTCCGCCTCGTCCATTCCGTAATACCTCCGGAGATCAATTCTTTTCATGATCTCCGGATTTAGTTTCCGGTATTCCCGCATGTAAGCAGCCCATTCTTCTGGGTGCGTTTTCCTACGAGAATTAATAGACATCAAGCGCCAGCCGAGCCGTAAATGCCGAGCGGATCGGACCAGCCAAACGAGTAGCGTTCGCGCGCCTTGTAGCGGGCGTTGCCGGTCTCGAAGTCAGTGTCCATACCCGTCTTCAGCGGTGCGCGCTGGAACATCTTCAGGCCGTTCGGAACGTCGGTCGTCAGGAACCATGCGTCGGTATCGGTCAGGTAGTGGTTGATCCGGTACCCCTGCGGGATTGCGCCATTGTTCTTCAGGGCGTTGATGTCGTTGTCAGCCGTCGATACGCGCTGCGCTGTTTCCAGAATGCGGGTAGCTTCGAACTGAAGGGACGGCGGGATGATCAGCTTGACCGGGCGAGCCGCGATCAGAAGACCACGTTCATCCGTCCATGCTGCAATATCGATAACCGCATTTTCAAGTGCGGTCTCGTTGAGGTCAGACGCCACAGTCGGGATGTTGCGGTTGGTGCCGCCGCCGACGAGAGGGTGGGCGTTGCTGAACAGTGCGACACCGTCACCACCGGTAAAGGAACCGGAGAAGCCGTTGTTGAGCACCGATGCAGCCTTGACCTGCTTGGTATAGGCCATACCGCGAGCGAGAGCCTTGGTATAACGAGCCGACAGCTGATCGTAGAGATTGTCTTCGATTGCTTCTTCGGTGATCGCAAAGCCCATCGCAATCGTCTCGTGGACGTAGCGGGCGGTCCATGCTTCCTGCGCCGTGTCATAGCTGATGGCCTGACCTTCGAGCTTTACAGGAGCAGCACCGAAACCGGAGAGCTTCTGTTCTTCTTCGAAGGAGCGGTCCGACGTTTCCGTGGTGAAGATTTCACCGTGTTCTTCGTCGTAACGCTTGTATTCAAGCCCGAACAACTTGTTCAGACCCGGCAGAAGCTCTTTAAAGAGTTGCGCGCGTGAAATAGGCATCGTTCAACTCCTTACGCAGGTGCGTTGCCAGTGGCGGTGCGGTTGAAGTGAGTGTTCACACGAACAATGCAGTCCGTATAAGCATCACCCGGCGTGCTGAAACCCGGAATGCGGATCAGGTCCATGATGCGCAGCGGCAGGGTAGCCGTCAGTGCAATGGAGCCAGCATTCAGGGAGACACCCGAGATACCCAGCGTCACGTTACCCGTACCCTGAACGAGAGCGGCGTTGGTGCCGACCGCGTTCTGGGAGAGAGTGCCGTTTGCCTGTATCTGGAACAGAGCGTCAGGGTCTTCGCAGACATAGGCCATGGCATCGGGAGCGACCGTGCCGGAAAGCCATTGCTGCTTCTGAACCCAATACTTCATGTTCGGGTCGGTGTAGGAAACGCCCATAAAGACGCCAATCGGGAGCGCGGCAGTGGTGCCGGTCTCCTTCTGGATGGTACCGCCGATGGCCAGCTTCACGAGGTCGCCCGTCTTCAGATCGGCTGCATAGCCGGAAGCAATCGGGTATTGCGTGAAAGCATGGCTCTGGTTGGTATCACCGAGGCGCTTAACAAGGCGGAGGCCATATGGCGTTGCAGTAGTAGCCATTTCTGTTCTCCAAAAGAGGTTTCAAATAGGTGCTATTCTTCCGAAGCACCCTTGCCAAAGGTGGTGCGTGACCGGCGCTCGGGCTTCAACATCGGCATCCGAGGATCGCTTTCACGAAGGTAATTGTTGTCAACAGATGTCATCTGCTGCTGGGCACGGTCAGCGTAGTACTCGTTGCGAGCCTTCACATTTTCCGTGGAGTTCTTGCAGAGCAACAATCCGCCGACTTCTACACCAGCTTCGAACTGAGAGTTACGGTCAGACACAATCTGCAATTCAGGGTGGTCTTTCGCATTGACAGGGACCCAGCCTTCACGGAACCGGGCCGAAACATTCTTGTTATCGGACTGGCCACGGGACCCGACACGCACCCAACGGAAGGAAACACCTTCCTGCGGATCGGGAGAGGGAAGCAAAGACGGCGGGGTCCAAGAGGTCTTCCGTGCCTTGGCCGAACGGGTTTCGGTTTCGCGCGTAGAATTAGCCATGGGTCCATTCCTTCTTGCCGCTCTCGGCGGTCAACTGTTCTGCATATTGCTCAAGCGTCAGACCAAGACGCCGAGCGAGGTGCGCTTGACTTTGTGTCAGCGTTACTTTTCGCGTTGCTTTCGACTGTGAACGCACAGCCCCGGCTACAACGGTTTCCGTCCGACGTGGCGTGGTGGTCTGCTGGAAACGCTCTGGGAAGCGCTTGTGCATTTCACCATCGATACGACGGTAGTATTCATCCCCATCGGAGGGGAGAATGCCTTCGCGGTTGACCAGCTGTTGATGAACCCCCAGCGCAAAGGCTGTCATGGCTTCATCGCGGCCAAACCACTTGTTCTTGCCCTGCCATTCGACGGCAGCTGCTTCAGGCTCTGCCTGCTGCTGCGGCGCTGGCTGGGTGAAACGACCGAACTCCCGCTCATCCATCCGCTGCAATGGCTGCGGGCGATGGGTCGAAAGCCTGTCCTTTTCAGCGACCAGCTTGGCGAGGTTTTCCTGTGCGGCGATTTCGCCGTTGATATCCCCCGCATCGCGCGCTTCACGAAGCTGCATCTTTGCGGCGTTGATCTGACCGGCAAGACGGCCTTGGCTCTCAGTCATGAGAACCTTTTCGCCGTTTTCGATCAGCCCCTTCAGGGCATTATTCTCAGCAAGGATACGCTTGGACAGCTCGGCCAATTCGGTCAGCTGACGTTCGCGGTCTTCCTTGGCGCGGCGTTCGGCGTGAACCTTGGCCGTTTCCTTGGCGATGCGATCCTTGACGCGCTTCGAATACGCGGCCTGTTCGTCATCACCCTCGTCAGTGGACTTTTCGTCCGCCGACCATTTGCCCCGGTCTGCCTCCGGAGTATCGTCAACGATAGAGACCTCGACCTGATCGTCGTCCGACTTGTCTTCCTTTTGGGAAGACTTGTCGTCACGAAAGACCGGGAGGTCATCCTTGACTTCGAATTCATCGAATTCCTGATCCAGCATATTCTTGCCAGCCATCAGTATGCCCTTTCAATGATGCGTGGATCGTCAACCACGGCCTCGACAGTATCGTCATTGATCAAGCGGTACTCGACACCTTGGACCTTCATCCGGGTACCAGAGTAAGACTTGAAGATGACCCAATCGCCTACTTGGCACCACGGGCCAGACGGAAACTTGTCCGGATCGGAATAGGCTTCCGCGCCCATATCGATCACGCATCCATAGATGCTGGCAGTTTCTTCGGCTTTGCGTAGCGCTTCAGGGATGATGACGCTGCCGATCTTCTCATCCTTTTTGGGGATGGCGATCATAACTTTATAGCCCTTGGGCTGCGGCAAGCTGATCCCTTCTGGGACCTCTACCGGGAGAGACATGCGTGGAACTCCACGTTACTGTTGGGGGAAATAAAAAACCCCTCTCGGGCCGGGAGGAGGGGTGCGAGAAGGGCTTTTATAGGTCCTGCGAAAGGTACCGATTGTAATATACAGATACGCTTGACAGTTCGTCAACGGTAATACTTGCGTAGACTTTTGTTCTCAGTCTTCGTCCTCGGCACCGATAAGATATTCGGTAACCATCTCCTCGATTATCTCGATCAGCTCGACCTGATCACACAAGGACTTGTACTGCTCTATGCTACTCGCCAGACCCCGAAGGAGTTGGTTTCTTCGAGCTTGCTTTAACTCGTTCAAGTGATAGAGAATGCTCTCGTTCTTTTTCGTTCTCTGCACGTTGGTGATCCAGTTCGTTGACGCGAATGCGGCTGTCGTTCACCATCTGGGTGAATTCCTTGGCATCATTATTGATGACACCGAGAACTTCCTTGGCAAGATCGATACCCTGCTTGCGTTCCTCTGCCTTGAGTTGTGCACCGAATGTAACGAGGTCTGCGCCGATCTTGGCGCTGGCCCGGGCTTCTTCGCTCTCGATACGACGGATATCGATAGCTTCCTTCGAACCGGCCTTCGCCATGTCGAGCATGTCGGCGGCAGCGTCCTTCTTGATCTGGTGATCCAGTTCCTTTTCCTTGAGCGCCACTTCGCGTTCGCGCAGCTGGAAGACCGGATCGTCCGCGATGGCCTTGGCTTCTGCCTGCTTGGCCTGAGCTTCGTGCTGTGCCTTGAGACGGGTAGCTGCCTGCGCCACCATGCGCGAGACCGCGTTCTCGATCTCCGGTGGAAGCTCCTCGCCCATCGGCGGGAGTTCGATCCCCAAGGTCTTCTGGATTTCCTGACGGTATTGATGCGCCAGATGTTCGGCCACGTGGGCTTCCATCTGAGCCTGAAGCTTCATGGCATTCGGTGACTGGCCGATCATCTGCGTGATCATCGGGTCCATTATCGCGGCCATGTGTGCAGTAATATGCGCCTGATGATCCTGATCGGGGTAGACCTTGACCGGCTGTCCCGTGAGAACTGACATGTTCTCCTGCACGGGGTCCATGCGCGGCGGGTCCTTGTCGACCGGGAGGATGCGATCATCGTTCTTGATGCCAATAGCCTGAAGGCCCGCGCGATGCAGTTCCTTCATGTTGTAGAGTTCCGGAGCCTGCATGGCCAGCTGCATGACAGCCTGCATCTGGACAATACGTTGCGCCTGTGTGGCAGCGTTCGGGTCAGAGACCGGAATGATATCGACGCGACCATCGAAGTCCTTCGACCGGTCGAACTGTCCTGTTTCATCCCAATCGTATTTCGGCGGCATATACTCAGCGATCACCTTGGCGATCAGCTTCAGTTCTTTCTTCAGGCTTGCATGCAGGCGCGCGTGAACCGCCGACATGACCTTCAGCGACCGTTCCATCAGGGCGAGTGTGGTACCAACAGGAGCATTCTCGCTGCCCGATCCGATATCCACATCGGCAATCGAACCGATCCTGCGGCCTTCTTCAATCAGGTTCTGGAGCAGAGCCGCCAAGACAGCACTTGGCTCCTTGTAGGGGAGCGGCATGATATTGTCTTTGAGCGCACCGGCTGGCACATCCACATCGCGCCATTCACCGGGGGCAATCGGGTCTTCGCCTCCCTTGGCCCGAAGGCCTCTGGTCTTCAGACCACCGGGCAGGTTGGAAAGCGTACCGGCATCGATCAGCTGGCGAAGGATGGATGTCGCGCCCTTGGCAATGGCACCCATGAGATGGATGAGACCAATGCCGTAGAAGCCGAGACCGGGCATATAGAAGTAATGCGTGAAGTAGCATTCCGCCTTGCGGGCCGGATCGTCTTCCGCCCAATTGCGGCGAATGCCGAGAACGGTAGCGGACGATTTGTCCACTGTGATGATGTACGGATCAGCCACGTCATCCGGGTCTTCGAAGATACCCGGCAGGTTATAGTTCACATGGAATTCGAGGATCGTGTACCGTTCGTCCTTGTAGGACGACATATCCTCGGTACCCTTCAGTTCGTCTTCCTTCTGCTTGCCATCCGAGAAATACGCAGTCGGGGTAGGAAGATCGACTTGCCGGTACAGACCGGCGCGCTTCATCTTGGCGACCTTGTTCTTCGACAGCCGCATGATTTGGGTGACACGTTCCGCATGGTCGAGATGCGAGGCCCCATACGGAACCACCAAATCTTCCGCAGGGACCATCGATGAACACGGCTTGCCGTTCATCGGATCGAAATAGGTCTTCTTGAATACCGACCCTGACAGCGGCAGACGGAACAGCAACTGTTCTGTCTCGGCACGGAAGTCAGTCATGTTCTCGGTCAACTGGTAGTTGAGTTCTTCCTTGACGCGAGTGGCCTGCTGGTATTTCTCGGTCGTGTAGTCGCCCAGCATCTTGGTCAGAACCGGGCCGGAAGCCGGGAAGATTTCCATGATCGCATTGGACTGGAAGCGAACCACCGCTTCGGTCAGGACAGGGTGATAGATACCACTGGCCCCCTTGAACGGGAAGTCCCGTTCTTCTGCCGCAAACCCCAGATAATCAAGGCCATCGACATATTGTTGAAGCCATTCCGCGCGCGAGTTCTCGTCTTCCTCGAAAGACTGGATCAGCTCATTGGCAATTGCCTTCAGCTCGTTCTCATCAAGCAGGTCGGCCAGATTGTCGCGATGATTGATGGCCATGTCTTCATCTGGAACGACTTCGACATTGCTCTCGTCACCGATCTCGACTTCCAATGGCAGGTTGTCGTTGCTCTCATCGAGCGGTGCCATATTTCTGGCGATTGCCATTACTTGCTCTCTTCCTGAGACTTCTCGGCTTCGGTCGGCTGGTCTTCCGGCTTGCGGACCCGGAAGCGCTTTTTACGCTGTTCCTGTTCGGCTGGCGGCGACAGGGTATAATCAAACTGGTGCATGGCCATATCAGTAATACCTTTTTCTGGGACGGTATTGTTCGTCACGCCACTCGTCGTTTTCATTGATGAGCCAGCCACCCTGACGGAACCGATACATTGCCATAGTGACTGTATCCACGTAGTCATCATGTTCGCCTGCTGGGAATGCTGCGCATTCCTCGATCACTTCTTCTGCCCACCGCTTGCTCATCGGCGCATAGACATTACCAGATGCGAAGATGTCTGTAACAGAATTGATGCGACTGATTTTGTCATTCCCCTGACCAATGGCACCCCGACCAACCGTGACTTCCTGTATCGGAATGCCCATGGCGCGGAGTTCGTAGATCAATGGCTGGCCGGTTGCGCGACCTTCAATCAGGCAGATATCTGGTTCATGCTGCTGGTAGAGTTCCAGCGCCTTGCGCTTCAGCTGCGGGAATTCCCACTTGCCGCGTTCTGCATCCAGAAGGATGATATTGTTCCGGCCTGTCTCTTCATTCTTGAAGATGCCCCATGTGGTGCAGGCGGAATAGTCTGATCTGGTACCAGTGGTAAACGCAGTATCCCAAGACTGCACAATCACGTCGCACTTCGGCGGCTTGGTTGACTTCCAGTCCTGCCACATGGCCCGCTTGATCAGTGCGCCCTCTTCCGAGGTCGGCTGCTGCTGATACTGAGCGTTCCACTTCGAGACCGCCATGGAATTCTTGGTGCGAAGGAGTTCTTCCATCTTCCAGAATTCGGGCCAGAGCGGACGTTCAGCCAGTCCCTTCTCTTCATTGGCGGGCATGATGGCCGGAAGCTCGATCACTTCCCATTCGTCGGAGCCGGGAGTGTTGATCTGTTTCTTGATCAGCTGGCCGGTCAGGTCTCTCAGCGACCAGCGGGTCATCACCACGATAATCGCGGCACCCGGCTGAAGGCGCTGGCGAGGCCCCTGCTCATACCAGTCCATCACCTTGGTGTAGATTTCCGGGTTGTATTCGCCTTGGATAGCGTCTTGTTCGGAATTATGGGTTACGACATAGCCTTCCCCGGCGAGGAAAAGACCATCTTCGCGGTCCACCGTGATGCATTGCACGGAACCGTATGTTCCGGTCTTCTGGACGGTGATGCTGCGGCAGCGCTTGTCTGTCGGGGTGTAGGTGTATTGGTTCTTGCGCGGCATGAGCGCCGCCTTATGCATCCTGAACATCACGCGGTAGACGCGCTTGGCGCTGCCCCACCGGCTTCTCTTGTCGTCGGCCCAGCGCATCGTTGCCTTGACGCCGAGAGAATGAAGAAGCTGGACGACTGCCTCGACCAAAGCCTTGTTCGTGTTATAGAACCCGCACTGGCCGTTTTTCAGGACAGTACCGTCTGTGTCCATCATCCCCTGAAGAAGGGCGGTGCGCTGGTCTATCGATCCCCGCAAGTACAATTCCGGCACATGCTTGTTATTCAACAGGCCTGCGTCGATAAGTTGCCGACGAAGACCCCTAACGCCAAAGCTGTATTCGTCCGCGAGATCGGTCACCTCGTATCCGCGTCTTGTAAATTCACCGACCATGTAGGCCCGGTCATCGGGATGGCATGTCATCCTTCCCAGAGATGAAGTTCCATCACCAAGCCATGCCCCAAGAACCCAAGGATCGATGGGAAGCTCTGCGTCAGGGTATGCGACAGGGAAATGGCGCGGCAGGCAGGGCTTGGACGACTTGTTCCATTCAGACAGTTGTTCGGTTGTGAAT